CTTCGCACATTGCGCGATCAAATGTGGGCGCCAACGGAAAGATTGGCTCAGCCTACCTGCTCCCCAGTGATAGCAGCATTTCTAAATCACCTGCCACCCTTCAGACGATAACCAACTCTCGAATTGCGACAGGTTCTGTCGTTGTCGGGCAAGGTCTGGAGTTTCAGACCATGGGTACTGAAGAGATCATTGCAGTGCCAGCCATACCACCTTCATCTATTGATTGGACTGTGCCTGCGGCTGGGGACAAGTTTCGCCTGCACTGGTTCTTGATGGGTGTGTTCTTGGGGTGAACCATGACCGACGACACAAAGCGCAACTCTCAACTGATTGCTTCATGGGCCCAGTTCGTTGCCATCTGCATTGGCATCGGCACCGTGCTTATGAACATGGGACGCAAAGACCAACAGCTCTCTACCACAAGTGAGCAGGTCAAAGAACTCAGCAACATCGTGTCCGATCTTGCGAAAGCGCAGGTCGGTCTTACCATCAAGGACCAGCAGACCGAAGAGCGTCTTCGTGATTTGGCTGTCCGACTGGATCGACTCGAAAGGATCAAATGATGAAAGCTTCTTGGCGTACCTCTGCTGCCGGCATCGGCGCAATCCTTGTAGCCATCGGCTCCGCTGTCACCGCGATCACGGACAACGATCCAATGACCATCCCTGATTGGGGCGCTGTCATCGCTGCCGTCATTGCCGGTGTCGGTTTGATCTTCGCTCGTGACGCAAAGGTCAGCTCTCAGCAGGAGGGCATCCGTTGAAATGTTCGATCGCATCCTTGTTCAAATCACGCTCGCGCTTATCGGATACGTGTCGAAGCGTTTGGAGCGAGGCCATGTTGCCGTGGACTCCGACGCTGATCGCGATACTTTGCGCCGCGCAGGTGGTCGTCTGGATCAGTGGCTGCTCAAGGACGGTGCTCGTAAACGAGGGGAGCCCGATGCGGATCGGCCCCAAGACTGCGTTGCCCGTGTATGTGCGTGTCGACGGCGAATGGACGCTGAGCAACAACCCCGTTCAAATCCCTGAAGGTTGGTACCTCGTACCTCCCTCCTACATCTCCGAGCCTGACCCACTCCCCGGCCATGAGTAGAGCTCGTAACAAACTCCGCCTCGACGTTACGAAGCCCGGAGAAATGGGCGTTCATTGGTGGACCACCGGCCAAATTGCGAACCACTTCGGAGTCTCAGCTAAAACAGCTTCTAACTGGATTGACAAAGGACTTCTGATCGGGATTCGTATCCCAGGTTCTAAAGATCGTCGAGTTCACCCCTCCGCCATCGCGAAGTTTGAAGAGGAGCAAGGGTACACCAGGGCACGAGGCGCAAAGCGAGCGGGGGAGTAACGTGTGGACCCTCGTTTTAGCCGAGATCCCTCCGTCCATCTCGGCTTCCTAATTTGGTGGTGTCGGGACGCCCACAAAAATGGACGCTTCCGTCGCTGGTGTCACGAGGAACTTCTTTCCGAAGCCTACCTTCAAACGCACCGGCTCCTCTCCACCACTTACGACCCCACCAAATCTTCGGTCGTCACGTTCCTCAAAGCATTCCTATGGGGTGCTGTCCACTACGCCTACTGGAAGAACCAAGGGTTTCGATTCACCGACACCGGTGTCGCACCGAAGATACCATTGACAGATTCACCACTCAGTGAATACTATGCCGCCGCGTCCGAAGAAGTGATCATCGAGTTTCCTGAACTCACCGAAGAAGAATGGCTCATTGTCCGGCTCCGATGTGACGGCTACACAATGAACCAAATCGCAGACGTCATCGGATTGAAGTCGCCCCAATCCGTGAACAACAGGCTCGTTCGTATCAGGGCGAAGTTCCCCATCAAAGGTAAAAAAAATGCCACCCGAGACAAAGCCAATCCCCCTACCGACGGACCACAGCCGGAGTGCCCGGATCTACCTTGAGTCCGAAGGTCTCGTCAGCAGGATCCCTGCGATCCGCTCATCCGACTACAGCTCCGCACTCTCCGATCCCTTCGGTTACTACATCCGCCGCCGGCTCGGCCTGATCCCCGCGCTCTCGTACTCCGAAGCTCTCTCGCGAGGTTCGTACTTCCACACCCTCTTCGCTCTCTACGACCGCGACGATCGTTGGCCCATCTTCAAACGCCAATGCTCTTCCCGCATCGACGAGCTCAACAAGATCTGCCGTGATCTCCGCATCTCTGACACGGCCCGCTCCGACGCCGTCCAAAACGAGCGCATCGACCAAGCCTTCGCTTCCGCTTGGTACCACGCCTTCGAGACCCTGCCCTGCCTCAATCAAGACAGCGCACTCGACCTGCTCTCCGACAACTACATCAAGCTCGGTGCTGAAGTCCGACTCACATGGCAAGACCCGCGCTTCCCACGCACCCATCAAGTCGTGCAGTTCGACCTACTCCTTCTCAACCGCAAGACCAACAAGCTTTGGATCGTGGACGCGAAGACGACCGCGTCACCCCCACTGATTAGGTTGGCCACCGTGAAGGAGGAGTTCCAGACTCAGCACTACCTGCATGGTCTCGAATGGTTCTTCGAGCGCGGCCTACTCCAGAAGCAGTACAACCTGCCCGAGGACGTGACCATCGGTGGCATGATGCACGTCGCCATCCTCAAGCCCTCGATCCAGTTCGGCCAGTCCGACCGTGACTCCCACTGGGAATCCGAAGGCAAGCGCACCGGCATCTCCGGCCGCATCATGCGCTCGCCGGTGCACCTCCAAGCGGATGGCGAGTACGTGATCAAGTGGACCAAGAACCAGCCGGCCCCCGAACCCTGCTGTGGCACCCTCGAAGAATGCCTGCACGTACTGCACGAGGTCACAGGCAAGAAGCCCGAGCGCGTGTACCAGGGCGAGCCCTCCCTTGACAACTACATCAAGCGGTGTAACCGTTGGTACAAAGGTGAAGGTGAGTACCTTGATCGCGCACCCGATTTCACAAACGATCCACCAATCAACATTTCTTACACTCACGCCTCCACTATGCTTGACAAGGACTGGAGGGCTTCCTATAGTGACCGTGTTGCCATGATTTACAGCTTGGCAACACGAGAAGCAAACCCATGCAACTTCCTAAAGAACATCGATCATCTGCGGATGGGCTCGAAGCTGGCCCTGTACAGCCCGTTCTATCTGACGGAACCGAAGGAGTGGCCCAGCCTGGTACAGGCGCAGCACTTCCTAGTGGCACACAGGGACGCCGGCGAGGTGGACGCAAATCCCGAAGCACACGAGTTCTCCGGGACGATCGAAAGCCTAGCGCCCGATCTCCGCATGTGATGTTCGAGGACGAGTACATCCGCCTCGTCATCAAGCCACGCATCGACTTGATCCTTGAGGACGGCGTTGACTCCATCGCGGACCTCGTGAAGAAGTTCAACACCGCCCACTCATGCCGTGTCTCAAAGGCCAAGGTCACCGAGTGGCTCAAAGCCCTTGACTACCGCATGACAAAGAAGATCGAGTTCAATCGCCCGATCGTGCGGACGTTACGTGTGGGTCAACCCCCACTGGAACAAGTGCCCGAGCGACCGGTTGAGTTCCGCACTCAGCACACCCAGCAGATGTTCAACTTTCCGGCACCCACAGGCATGTTCGCCAACGTGAGGATGCCGGGTTTCGAGGAGTAAAAAATGACAGTCACGACACACGCAGGCAAGCTGCCACAGCAGCGATATGCCGGCCTCGGCTTTACCGGGGTCAAGATGATTCACCCACCGGAGAGGCTCTTCGGTCTCATCTGTGGTCTGCCCGGCGAAGGCAAGTCCCAGTTCATCCACTCGCACCCGGACTCATGGGTGTGCAACATGGACTGCACCTCCTCGCTCGGTGATCCGCAGGCCACGATCTGGCCGGGCATCAACCCGCAGGGCCAACCGATTGACGTCACCAACGAGCCACTCGTGATGACGTGGGAAGCCGTGCAAGCCAAGATCGATCTGCTCTGCAGTCTCGCCAAGAACAACCAACCACGTCCGGCCACAGTGTTCTTCGATTCGCTCGGTACATGGATCCCGCTCCTCAAGGACTGGATCACCCGCTCGAACGACAAGAAGGACTGGCGTGAGATGGACGGCCGTCGCTCATGGGATCAACTCTACGACATGGTCATTGACTCGTGCCTCACCCTCCGTCGCTACGGTTACGGTGTGTACATTGTGTGCCACGTGGTCAACGCCAAGATCCCACTGGGCGACGACAAGTACGCCTTCAAGCCAGAGCTCACGATCACCGACGGTTTCTACAAGAGGCTCTACCCCTTGTTCGAGATGGTTGCTGCCATCTCCTCCGAGTGGGTCACGGAGCAACGTGAAGTCGCGCAGCCTCCGATCGTGAAGGATGGCAAGACCGTTGTCCTCAAGCCAAAGCTCATCACCGAGAAGCGCAAGCGTCACATCTTCTCGGTAGACTCTGAACCCCTCGCTGGCATTACGAAGCACCGCGTCAAGATGCCGTCCGAGTTTGAGCTTCCCGAAACCGGCGGCTGGGCAGAGTTCGTTCGCAACTACAACACCAACGCCAGCGCGTAACGCTGGTAGACCTTTCAGTCAGGAGAAGTCAGCTATGGCAAACAGCAAGATCAGCGCAATGTTCGCATCCCAGAAGGCCGCTTTCGGAGACGCCAACCCAGACACTGGTGTGGGTGGTCTCGGTGAATGGCCGACCGAAGGTGAGCACGACTGCTACGTCCTCGGTCTCGAAATCAACGAGAAGGCGAACTACCGCTTCAGCACCGATCAGGGACAGCAGATGGAGATCCCTGCCACCGAGTTCCGTTTCCGCTACCAACTCCTGAACGACGAGACCAATCCGGACTCGCCGCTTGTGTGGGGTGGCGCACCATTCACCTTCCCCGACAACGCTGGCTCGGTCACCGCCGAAGGCCGTCGCACCGGTCTCCAGATCGAACGCAACCGATTCTGCGGTCACCTTTCCACTTTGCTTGGAACCAAGGTCGGAACTGCCGATGGTCTGGACGTGGCGAACGCTGTTGAGAAGGCTGTTGAGATCCTCGGGTCCAACAAGCAGGTCGTCGCTACCGTCCGTTGCCAGTACCGCAAGGGCAAGGGCAACTCCGCTTCCAAGGTCTACAAGACCGAGTTCCTCAACAAGCTCCTCTCGGAAGCCTGAACCGTAAACCCCCACTGATAGAGGGGGTGGGTCCCACAAGATCCACCCCCTCCCCTCAGTCTACTTCTCCCCGCAGGTTGGTCGGGGGTGCATCCGCGCCCTCTTCATCGGACAAGGCGCGACTGTCTCGGCCTTGAAAGCGTTGTGATGGATCGTCCGCCGCACGAGCCCCCGACAGCCTACGTGGAACACCCGACATCTTGCCGGATCCACCCCTTCCCGGGTGCCTCCCACATTTGGAACCTTCCAGTGGGGGTTCGAGTAAAGCACTCTGGCCTCAAGCAGTGGGGGTCTATCGCACCCGCTGACCTCTGCAGCAAGCCACAGTGCTCTACTCTTTCCCTCAAAGGAACTCCGCACATCCTCACGTACAAAGCCGGCAACCACTGGCTGGTCACGACGTTCGACTTTCCTGGTGGGTCAACCCCCACTGATCTGTTTGTGGGCGAGGCCCCCATGCATCGCGTGGATGGGGGCTACTGCACCCTCCGCTTGAGCCACTCCCCCAAGGGTGTGCTCTACGTGGCGAACATCGACATCAGCCGTGCAACGCTGGCCCCAATGGCGACCAGGGTCCTGGAGTCTGAGCCTGGCTCTAGGATCCTGGTCCGCCTATCTCCGCGTGTCGCCAAGGGCGCGTTCCGTTGGTTCCCCGACCTCCGGCACATTCAGTTCTGGACCGCGATCTAGTACCCCTGGAACTGCTCGAATGACCGACGCTTGCCCTCAGCTAGGTAAGCTTCTTCGGCCATGCGTTGCTGCTGTTGCTCCGTCAGAGGGACCGCGTTGATCGCTCGCGCCTGTGCTCGCTGCCGTGCCGTGTCCGCGCCAGCAATCGCGCCTTCCTCGACGCCGAGGTTCGCTGCCCTGCCAGCTGCCATCTGCTGGAACATCGGTCGCTGGTCGGGGGGCATGCGATCCAAGATGCGTTCGGTTCTGCTGACCAACCGGTTCTGCATGGCGTCGTCCAGCTGCTCCTTGCTGATCGTCAGCTCCATGCCGTACCGCCGCTTGAACTCCGACTTGATCGACTGCATCTTCGGGATCTCGTTGCTCAGCAACGCCTGAATCGCCCGCCTTCGGTAGTCCACGATCTGCTCACGGTTCTTCAGCAGGAACCCATCGAAGTCTGCTGTCTGCTTGAACTGCCCAAGGTCAACACCGAGCTGCCGCGCGAAGATCATGCCGGGGCTCTGGTAATCCACCAAGGTTCCGTCGGCCTTGTAGACCGCAACCATCCCCTCGGGTGTCCGCTGCTTGAAGTCGACGTACGTCTTCTGCAGTGCCCCCGGCAATCCAAACAACGGGGACTCCGGCATGTTCGGAGCCATGCTCAAAGCGCGGGAGATCGCAATACCGCCAGGCACCAACCGGGGGATGTTGTTCTGCAACAGCTCCCTTTGCCCAGGATCGAGTGCGCCCCGCACAATGTTCACGGGGATGTCCACCACCGGTGGAATCGGCACGTACTCGTTGCCATCTTGGAAGAAGCGGTCTCCCCCCACTGCTTGCGTGAGGCTGGCCCCGAACAACCCAGGACTCAAGTCCGCCCCGAAGGTGTTCTTGCCTGCCTCGTAGAAGATTGCGCTGATGCCCATGCCGCGAATGAAGTCTTGCCCGACGCCCTTCAGAACACCACGCTCCCCGAGCCGTGCGCTCTGGTACGACAACGCGGTCGCGCTCCGCAGCGGGAAGCTCAAAAACTGGCGGAACAGCGGGTTGTTTCCGACACGCCCCAGCGGACCCACACCTTGGAAAGCCAGCGGCGTGTTCAACGTGTTGCCACCGAACTGCGTCGAGCTCACCATCTCGTCGACGTCACTCAACATCCGGTAGTAATCTTCGGTGCCTGCTGTGACGTTTCGCCCGGCTGACCGGTACGCATTCTCCACTGAGTGCGCGGCCACACTGCGGTTCAACCACTCCGCCTTCTCGAACAGCTTCATCGGGTAGTCAAAGAAGTACGACTCCTTCTTCGCCACGTTCCCGAGAGCGTCACCCTTGTACGAGATTGTGTCGAGCGTCGAGAACGTATCGCGCCCGATCTGAATCAAGTTCTCCCCATCGATGTTCGAGTACTTGAAGTGCTTATTGATCAGCTCAAGGTGTTCGGTATCCGACAATGCCCGCACACCGTACTTGCCGACGCGCTCCTGTACGTATCCACCAAGCTCCTTGAATGCTTGGGTATACCCCTTTAGCACATTGCCAAGGCCACCGTACGTGCTCGCCAGCAACAGTGGCTGCATCATGTTCATCGTGACCGATCCCAGATTGAGACCGAGGTGGGTCACGTAGAAGTAGCGGGCCAACGCCCCACTGATTCCCTTCGCTTCGCCGAACGTCAGCTCCGCGTTCGCCACCCCATCCAACCGGTCATAGAGCCCACGACCCCAGCTGCCGGCGCCCTTCATCGCCTTGCCAATCGGCGAATCCAGCATCGTTCGCAGGCCCTCTTTACCCTTGATCAACGCCATGTGCGTGGCCACGTGCTCAACCTTCTGCACACCTGTGGCCTGTCGCATGATGACTTCGAGTGCTTCCTTCGCGAACCGATCCTCCAACAGGTAATGCTGATCGTGCAGCACCGTCGCAATGCTGGTCTTGCCACCTTCCAGCAGCGCAGACTTCGGCCTCATCGCCTCCAGCTGTGCCAGCTTCTCAGGCTTCACCGCACTCCGCGTGTCCTTGATCCGTTGAGCCAACCGCGCGTTGTCTTCCACCGTCTGCACGTACAGCGAGTGCGTGATTCCGGTGTCTCGGAAGTACCGGCTCAGCGATTCCTGCGTGTTGATCCGGTAGGTCCGTGCTGCATCACCACGACCCAAGATCTTGTTGACACGCTTCTGCGCCATCAACACCGCCTTGGATCCCGCCTCCGTAGGCCCGAACATCTGCAGCACTTCTTCAAGATCCTCGGGATCCCACTGGCCGCTCTTCGCCGTTCTGCTGATCGCGGACCCCGTGGCCACCAAGCTGCGACTGCGCCGCTGCTCCATGATGTCTGCCACGTTCTTCGAGCCCTTCAGATCCACCAAGTTCCGAGGCATGTAGTTCGACGGCTGATTCTCCAGCAGCTTCCGGATCTGTGCCTTGAACACGTCCGCACTGATGAGCCCTTGTTCAATGGCTTCTGAAACTTCAGGGCCCAACATCATGGCCGCGATCTCTTTGCCCGTCCCCTTCATTACCCCATCGTTCTTAAACCCGTACCGAAGACCTTGCCAGATCCGAAGCACTTTCTCTTCGTCCGGCACGAACGTCGCTTCCCCATCCTTACCGAACAACCGAATGCGCCGTTGATCCTGCGCTTTCTTCAGCGCATCCCTCAACTCCAAAGCGCCCAGTCGTCCGAGCTCCTCGTCCATGTTCCGCATCACGTACCGTTCGCGCGTGAACTCTTTGAACTTCAGCTCACCCTTCTGCATTCTCGGGATCAGTTGCTTCACTTCCTGATCCAATCCCTCCAGCGACGCAAACAACCCGTGGGCGATCCGCTTCGCAATCGCCTTCTTCTTTGGATCCGCAATCTTCTCGAAGTTCAGAGTCTCCAGTCCGTGCTTCTCCAACACCTTTGCCAACGGCGCAGCTACCGTTCCCAACATCTCCCGTTCCATGCGGTCCACACCCTTGGTAAACGCTTGCACTGCCGGCGTGACCGCTGTGCCCTGAAACTTCTGCATCGGAGCCAACGCTCCCAACGCCGAGTGCAATCCACCCTGTTCCTTCACGAACGGGCTGAACCGCGCACCCATGTCGAAGATCGCCTTGCCTGACCTGCTCAGCGCCTGCCCAGCCACCGGACTCGTGACCGCCATCAACAACACAAACGGATTCGTGACCACGTCCACCAGCGTGTCCGTCAGCGGATTCCTTCCCACCTTCTCCTTGATCCGATCCGTAAACAGATCGCGCTCTTTCGGAGTCAACCCATCTGCATCCACCAGTGTCTGCAATGCCCCACGTGCCGTAAGTTCATTGTCTAACAACTGTGTCAACAACAGCGTCGGCTTCTCGTAGCTGGACAACTGCTCGAACGGAAGTGTCATGGGTACTTGGCTCATACCTTAAGTATCTCCAAAAAGAAGAAAGGGCCACTCAAATGAGCAGCCCTTTCCGGAGGTAAAAAAATGCCAGGGTTAGAAGGAGCTGCGCCACCGAACTTGAACGTGCAAACTACCCGCGACTCCTGAGAAATGACCGCTCGCCAAGATCCACAATCCCGATGGGGCCACCAACATATTGTGAGCCGTATTGACCGTAAAGCCTGCGGTCACACCTGTCTCAACCCTCATGGGATACGTTCCAGAAGTTGTGAAAGCCACCTCTGACGTCAGATCTTGTTGTCCAGTAACAGGGGTCCCATAGTTTGGAACCGCAAACAATGGTACCTTCACCAGCTTTACGTTGATATTCTGGTTGACCGAGTCTTCCAGAAAGATCGCCGCAGAATCCACCACCAGATTCCGATCCGTAAAGAACAACGGATAGTGCGAATGCTTGGGTTCATGGGCTGTCCAGCTTGTGAACTGGAAATCCCCAGGGTAGTACCGGGTTTGCAAAGGAATCTGTCCCGGCACAATCCCTCCAATCAGAGCTGACTACGCCACCGCATACTGATGAACGACCCGGTCGTGTGTGCAACGCTCCACGAGGAACCAGTAGTGCTTGATGGAACAGTCGCTCGCATCCAAACAGTGGCCCCGGCGGGGATCACGTTCGCAGCGGTCGTACCCGTAGACCGAATCGTAAAGCTGAACGTCTGCGCCGTGGTCACGGATTCAGCGATACTAACTACGTCAGTCAGCTGAATCTGGGTCGAAGACGCCGTACCCGTCGGAATTGCCGTGTTCGTGATCA